TTGGCGTACTTGCCACGACCATCTGGTAGATCTGGAGCATCTGGATGTCCATATGTCCACTCATTACCATACTTGTCTTTAACTACTTCAATAGAAGTAGGACCAGAACTAACTACGGTTGGATTCAATCCACCATTAGACAAAGCTTGTACTGCCTTATCCATTGATGTCATACCACCACGACCACCAAGTGCGGTCTGTAGTTCTGTTGCTGCCTTGATTGCCTCGATAGCAGCAGTCATGTTGGTAGCAAACTCAGCAGCACTATCACCTCGGACAGTGAATAGGTCTGTGCTGTTTAGCTTACCTGTATACGAGAACTTAGATTCAGTCATCTAGTTCATCCTTTCTTTCCCTTTGTTGTTGGTATTTGCAAGGGGAAATCTATAGTACCCATTGCTGGGCATTTATCTTGGAATGAACACATCCGACATGAATCACCTACGGATGGTGGGAACCATCCGTTCAATACGGAATGGTTCATTGCACCAAATACATACTCAAAATAATCTATGGTTAGGTGCGACAGATCTATAAGATCGTCAAGCGTACCTTGTCTTGTCATAAAGAATGCGCCCCACTTAGGACGGACGCCCATTACTTTCTCAATACCAGATGCATACAAGCCTGCTTGTATCATGCCAAATGGTGTCCTAGAACCTGTCTTGTAATCAACGATTACCAAGTCTTCCCCTACTTGGTAGATCGCATCAACAATAAAGCGAACTGGTGTTCCCCCGAAGTGAACATCAGCAGCCCATTCAATTCCAGGACGACCATCGGGCATCGTAGCAATTTTCCAACCAGAAGACTCATACCATTTCTGGTACGCCTCTACCTGCTTGAGTCCATCGCTTTGCCAGAACGATAGATCTTCCCCATCAGGACGCAAGGTGGTCTTACGTCCTGCTGTTTTCCACTCTGTCGAGGGAATACCAGATTTCTCTTCGGTCTCCTTGACGGCATCATTAAATACCTCAAGCCACTTTTGTGTCAAATCAATAGAGGTCATCATCATCCTCTTCTTTATAGTCAGGATTATCCACAGGTGTAGGTGCTGTCATTGGTGAGCCACATCCTGCACAGAAAGAATCAAGGAACCACATGACCAGTTCATAGTCAGCAAAGATGGCACGGATAACCTGTATGTTTGATCCGCAATTGATACACTCATTACTTGGTATACCACGTTGATCAATTGTCAAGTTGCTTCTTGTAAAGCTCATGGTTGAGCCACTCCAGCATGGAGTGGACAGCAGAACCAGCAGCAAGATATACCGCAGGTTTCTCTGGAACCATAGCCACTTTGCTTAGGTAGTATTTCTGTGGGCAGGATTGCCAAGTAGATAACTGGCTATAAGATCTATGCGGAGGAAGTTCGTTCATACCAGTAGAATAAACCAACACACCAAGAATCGTGGGTAACGACACGCATATAACTCTTACCAATAATCTGATAGGGTTGAGGGGTGGTGGGAGGGAAAGGCTCGCTTAATGCGAGCCGTGAAAAGAATAGGAAACTATGACATATCCAAATTGGTTTGAAGAAACTATCGCAAAGGCAAACTTTGAACGTCACTTACTTCCTTTGGCGAACACAGCCTTGCGCTGTGTTCAAATAGGTGCATATACAGGAGATGCCTCTAAGTGGATGGCAGACAATATCCTTCAGCATGAGTCGTCTATTTTAATAGATGTAGATACTTGGCAAGGATCTGACGAGCCAGTCCATAAACAAATGGATTGGAATGATGTATGGAATACATACTATGAAAAAAATAAAGAAGCTATTGAAAAGAAAAAGATAATACCAAGTAAAAAACGTAGCGACGTATTCTTTTCTATCTCTGGTGGTGGCTATGACTTTATCTATATTGATGGTGACCATACTGCATTTGCCGTACTACGTGATGGAATGAATGCATATGAACAAACAGTTGTTGGTGGATTAATTGCATTTGATGATTATATGTGGAGCATGGGCAAAGGAGATTTCTATGATCCACGTTATGCAATAGACACATTGATTCATTTATTAATTGGTCGAGTTGAAAAAATTGAAGATGGTCCTCAAGTTTGGCTTAAAAAAATCCAATAAAAAAAGAGGGGGACAATTAAGTCCCCCTCTCTTTCTAGCCCTACCATTCTGGTGGAGCAACTGCGAGCGCATCCAGCGTGGCTTTATTGATGCACCCGACTGCTGGAATGTCTATGCGACGCTGCAACCCTCTTAATACTTCCTGTAGGGGAGCATCAAGCAGATCATCTCCAGCAACATTAAGAGCCACACGAACTTGTGTGACTAATGGCGATCTTTCTTCTGGTTGTACTAATGTAATTAAATTATCTATCATTGAATAGCTTGTTCAACGTCAATGGTCTGAAGTTGAATAGTTACTATTCCACCAAACCCTCTTGCAAAAGTAGGTGGTGCTGATTGTTCAAACTGAATAGCGCGAATAACACAGATGCGTTCTTCGCCAGATGTGAAGTCTTGATATAAAACTGCTCCACCATTCTGTTCAATACGCTCAAGGTAGTTGATTCTTTGCCATGGGTCTGAATGTTTAATGACACCATTTGAGTCGGTCTCTTCTTCATAACATAACAGTGGGATAGTAATAGTTCTTGAACGGATAGGTGCTGGCAATGCTCGCATCTGCCACTCTTCAAGCTGTGGTGATTTAGTATTATCGCTTGGGTTTCTTGTAAAGCTGAATGTAATTTCAAAATGATCTGCTGGTTGTAAAGTAGATGATAAGCTGATTTCAGTTGACATACCAAGTGGTACACCATCAAGTGTTACGTTTTGATTTTCTTGATCGGCAATAGCAAATCCAAGAATTCCCAGTTGATTAGGGTCTGATTTAATTGCTAACGATACTGGTTGCTTTTGCTCACTAGTACCAAATCTAATCCATCCAGATTTAAGATAACCAGACGCAGCCTTAACTGTTGCGGATTCTATCCATGTACCAGATGCGGAGGTAATAAACTTTCTTCCAGTTGTGCCGATGAAAGCAACACCATTAGGTACTTGATCATCTGTTACTAAGTCAGATGCCCATGCATAACCATTACCAACTGGTGTTCCAAGATCGATTCTCCATAGACCAACCGAGCCAGAGATTGCATCTGCTCTAGTTCCATATACATAGTTGGAGTCAAAAGCTAAATCGTTTACGTTTCCAGTTACATTCAGTGGACCATAGGTAAATGAAGATCCATCCGTGCCAACGTTTCCAACTCGAACACCTTTGGTTGTTGCTGCAACAACAAACTCATTAAGATATACACGAATTTGGTTAAGCGTTTCACCTCTTGGAAACTCTGCAATGATCGAAGGATCATTAAGTGCTGCTAAGGCAGAGGCTGTGTTTAATGTATAAGCTTGAACTCTTGACACAGAACCTTGTGTATAGCCAACGATAACAGCTGAAGGTAGCTCACTAATTGTATTGAATGTTAGCGAAGAGTTGGCATAGGTAAATCTAATTTCGGGACTTCCCATGGTAGCAGGAGGTGAAACTGGGTTGCGAGCTAACTCGTAGAGATTAACATCTGCATTGTCATGACTAATGCCAGCAACAATACGGTCTTTAACATAAGCAATTGCTTGAACTGTTTGTGTTGTTACACCAGTCTTTTTGTTCCACAACTTTGTTACAGTTAGATCTGTTCCTACTTGGTAGATACCATCGTTTGCACCGACAAGTGCAAAGGTTCCATCTGTTGTCAACGTCTGGGCAACAGTGGATGTGCCAAGCGATGTGCTAGTAACGGTTGTCCCATTATAAAATTTAACAGCACCATTAGATATGTAGAACGTTCCACCCAATACAGTTGCTGGTGAGGTTGCAGCAGATGTATTTAAATTTGTTGTGGCTGGTAATAGAGATAGGTTTCCTATCTCCCAGCAGTTAATGTTATTTGATTCATAGAAGCGATATAGATCGCTTGTGTCTGCATCGTAGTATCTTTCACCTGCGCCGTGATGCCATGAGGTTGCAGACCGAAGCCACCAGTTAGATAGGGATTGCTCACCCGCCGTTGAGCCTTGGTCAATACGTTCCTTCTGGTAGGTCGTAGTAATACGACTTAACTTATTGTTATCACTGACGGCAGATAGCCAAGGAGTATTACCAATAGCATAACTTGCAGCAAAGTCATCACGTTCATATCGAACCAAGGCGGTAGGAATGTTGATGCTAATAGCAATAGGCAAATCGCCTTTAAGATATTTATTTGTTGTTGCCATGCAACACTCCTAACTAGTCTTTAAACTTAGGTGTACCAAATCCAACTACAAAAACCTTTAACTTCTTTTTATTATCTTTTTTATATCCACGGATCTTTTGTGCTACTTCTCCACCGTTGCGTTCGCTGGCTGACTTCTTTTTGTCTCCAGATGTATTACCTTCAATGGTAGTAATGGTTCCATCGCCATTGTCTTTAAGGACAATACCAACATGATCTATTGGATTGCCACCTTCGGCAAAATCAAAGAAGACTAAATCGCCAGGTTTAGGTTTAGCGGTTTCTGCATTAGACCATGCGCCTATACCTTTAAACTTTTCAGCACCAATAGATGTACCAACTACATTGGGAATTTTAAGAGCTGCTTGATTAGCACACCACATAATAAATGAACCACACCATGGTTGAAAGTTTGCTTTGGTAAAAGCACCATATTTGGTTTCATTATCCTTTGGTCCCTCAACGGTACCTATTTCATTTTTTGCGACTTCTAGAAACTTTTCTTTTTGGCTCATAACCCCTCGATACAATTAAGAATAAATCGTCAACTCTGTTTTCCAATCTGTCGATGGAATCACGGAGACTCGTTCCAGAATTTGGTTTAAGTTCAGTTAGGTAATGCTTTACCAGCCAACGAACTGAGCCAGCAAAGCTGGCAACTATCGTGGTCACCGCAACTGCGATGCCAGCCCATTCGTTGGTAGACATTATTCTTTAGACCCGATTCCGTATTCTGTTTCTGTCTTGTCTGCCCACTTTGCAAGTGGGGCAGCAAGCGCACCAATCAGAACTGCGTATTCTGGTCGCATGCTGGTAAGCAATGCGATACCCATAGTAATACCAGATGCAAGTAGAGCACGAAGGTATGACTTAATAGCTGCGATATCTTTCTTTGATAAGAACTTATTCATTAGTTTCTCCTTTACGCTATAGATGGTTGTGTTGTAACTGGGAATGAATAGAAATTAGTACCACTGCTTCTACTGGTCGTAGCTCCATTTTCACAAACTACAAATACTTTATCTACCTCATTGGTGAATACATAATAATAAGGAACATTCGAAGAAGTAATATTATTTATTTGTCCAACATATTCCCAGTTAATGCCATCTGTTGAACTTATAATTACTAAACCAGAAACAGCAGCTGCGGTACCTCTGTAATAATAATATGCTGCAACCCATCCAATGTTTGCATTGTAACTAATATGAATTGGTTCACCATTGTCAACCGCACTAATGGTATCATACGAAGCGGCAGCATTAATGTGAATTTGTGGATTTAAAAATGGTGTTGAATCATTAATTTTACATGCAACGTAAACATTTCTTGTAGCTTGCCAGGTAGAATTATTTCTTACAGCAACGAATATATTTACCTTTGATACTGCATGAGCATGTCTTAAAAGCATAACAGTTTTTCCATTTCCTGATCCAAATTGAATTGGAGAGGTACGACTTATTGCCACAGTATTTTGCAAAGTAGAAGGAGTAAAAGTATATGTTCCAATTGCTTGTGAAGTGCTAAAAGGAGATGGCATATCAATTGTATGAATAACGGTAAAATCATTACCATCTAGATTGCCATTATTTCCATCAACCCAATACGATCCATTTACAGATCGTGATGTTTTCCATAAAGTATCATTTGTCGATAACCCAATTGTTATTTCAAACCACCCTGGATTTCCATTTACGAAAATAACAGAGCATGGCAAAAAAGTATCGTAAGATACTGCAGTAGAATTGTAAAATAATCCAGATGTAGCACCACCAGTTGAACCAGTAGTAATTGCAGACCATGAGGTTCCATTAGTTGAACGGAAAACAGAATTATTGCTAGATGCACCAACTGCGCTTGCACAGATTGCAATGTAAACTCCATTGCCATATGCCATACCAATAATACCACCTGTAAATCCAGAAATCACAGTACCCCATGTTGCTCCATTATCAGAGCTTACATAAAGACCAGTACTGCTGGTAGTTGCAAATAGTAAATTATTTAAATAATAAATTCCAGTAATTGTAATTGCGGATTCTGCAGTAGTATTTGTTATTTGTGTTATTGTAGAGTTATGAAATGTCCATGTAGTTCCACCATCAGAAGAAACAAATAATCTTCCAAATTTTCCAGATACTAACCAAACTTTTCCATTACCATCAACACATGAAAATCTTGATTGTTGTGAATTTGTATACATTGCTGCGGATTCAGTTGAACCAAAATTAACAATTGATGAGTAAGGAGACCATGATACCGTTACATCAGTTGATCTAATAAAACCAGCTACTGTCCAAACTACAACTACGCCAGATCCATTGGTAGCAAGTTGTTGCCTACTTGTAGTTAATGCTGGTAGCGATGTTGGTGTGGCGCAAGCTGCTAAACCACCAGTTCCAGTTATTGAATAAAACGCTGAAGCTACAGTAGTGGTACCAACAACAAATCTACTTCCATCCCACATAACAGCTGTATGCGCAATAGCTCCGTTTGTTGTATTAATAGTCCAAGTAGTTCCATTGGTAGAATAACCCCATTTACCAGAAGCAGCAACAATAACTGTTGTTGCTGATGCATTTGATCCTAGACCATTGGTTGCAATATCTGCAGCAGAAGTTCCACCAAATATTGCAGTTCTTAAATTATAACTAACTCCATCAGCAGAAGTTACAATTTGTCCAAGATCATCTATGATAATAAATAATTGATTAGCCCAAATTGCTTTACGTGGTACAGCTGTAATTCCAGCTGCTGTTGTCCAGCCAGCTGTTTGCTCTGTCCATGTAGTTAAATCTGGTGAAGTATATACAAATTTACCACTATTAACAAGCATCCATAGGTTTGCTGTTCCGTTCCAAATAATACTACCAGAACTACCAGCTCTGTTTAAACCAGTGCCAGTACCGCCAATGGAGGTGGGACTTGATAAATCTAATGAAACCGTCCATGTAATTAAATCTGTTGATTTTAATACAACCGAGTTTGAAAAATAAGCAACCCATGTTCCATTAGCAAATTCTAATTGTTGGCAATTTGCAGTTGGTCTATATTGTATTAAATATCCTTCAGTTCTTTTTGAAAGAGCATCCATTATATTATTTAAAACATAATTCCATGTTGCGCCATCAGTTGATGTTAATAATCTACCACCTGGTTGTATTGTAACCCAAGTACTATTTGCAAATTTAGTTGCAACACCACCAGTAGAAGTTCCAGCATTTCCAGTTATTGGAATTGCATGTGAATTGGTTGCAATTTCAGCATCTCCAACAATTCTTTTCTTTGTCAAACCTCCAGTTGATGTTACTGGAACAGGAAATACGTTGATACCCATAGTTATACTATCTCCACTCCGCTGATATGAAAGTTAACTGAAGTTGTTGAGGCAAATCCAGTAATTGTTTTTACTGGATCGCTTGCTGGAATAACCTGCTTAAGATCCAAATATGCAGTTGAATTGGCAGCAAGTGTTGAACCAGATTGAATTGCAACCCCACCAATTGAAAGTGTAAATGTTGCAGCAGTAGCTGCTGTATTAGTCACAGCAATATTTGTTACAACCGTGATAGCACTTGTGCTTGGTTGTGTGTATAGCGTTGTGCTTGATGTTGATGCTGCTGTTCTAGCCAGCAGTTTAGTATTTACAGCCATTAGTTACTGTTTCCTTTTCTCTTAGTAAATGCCCATTACGGCACTTACTGCTATTTCATCTGTATAACTTTGAGCGATACTCAAAGTGTTATCTGTTTTTGTTAATCCGTATCCAGCTGTTACTACACCTAGACCAGTGAACTGTGTCCAGGCAATATTGTCTGTATCAATTTTGATACCCTTGGTTGGAGTTGTTGCGGTTCCAACTGAGTTCATAACCCAACCAGTGTTGTTATACAAAGTTCCGTTAATAACAAAAACCATATCTCCAGAAAATACTTCGCCAGCAATGCTGTTGTTATAGTCATCTGTTCTTGTAAGAACTGCAGATACTCCAACTTCTCCAGCGGTTGATACTCGATAAATACCATTTTGAGTTGCAGTTGCTTGATTCTTTACAAGTATTCTGTCACCAAGAACAGTTGTGTATCCATCAACAATAAAGACACCAGTTGCTGTTACTGTAAGTGTTGCACCTACACCAGTACCACCATCAGCACCAGTTGTTCCAGCAGTATATGTTGCAGTAATTGCAGATGTGGTTGCTGCATCAACTGAGTCGTGTGCATTTAAACCAGCAGAGATTGCATCTGCATATTGTTTGGTTACAGCACCTAACGGAACTGTTGGATCTGCATCGAGGATAAGTGAAGTTCCACTTAATCTGACACCAGAAGTTGTTGTGTATTTAAGACCAGAAGTTGTTGTGCTGTCAGCATAAAGAATTGTGCCATTTGCACCAACTGTTAATTTTGTATAAGCATCGTTTGCGGAACCAACAAGTAAATCACCTTTAGCATCTATGTCAACTTTACTTAATGAGTTAGCAGAGTTGCTAATACCAGCGTAATACTTAGCAGAGAACTCAACTCCATCAACTGTTCCATCTGTCTTGGTTGCCCACTGTTGAGCTGAGGTGGCACTAGTTGCAGCAGATGAGGCACTGGTCGCAGCAGATGCTGCGGACCCAGCAATAGCTGAAACCTGTCCATATGTAGCAGCATCACTAGTTGCAGTTCCAGTAGCAAGGTTTGTAATCTTATAGTTGCTAACATTTACATCAGCAGCAACGCCCGAGATGATTGCATTGGATAATGTTTTAAGACCAGTAATTGTTTGAGTTCCAGCAGTACCAACAAAGTCACCATTAATTCCATGAGTTCCAGTTGTTGCTGCCTCATGTGATCTAGATTCTGTAAAGTCACGAGCTGATACACCGTGTTCAACATTTGCCCCAATAGCGTGTGACTTAGCACCAGAGTTATCAATGTTACGTGTAATTTGGTAGGCAGTACCAATGAGGCTAGTGACCTCAACTACTTCTTCGTTCGCAGTATCCTTTTCAAGAACAAGTGTATATGGATATTGAACTGGCAAGTTTGATGCAGCAGATAGTTCAAGGCTTGTTGACGCTGCGCTAATAGAATTAGCCAGCGTCGTCTTTGCTGCTGTGGATGAATAATAACGTGTTGGTGATGGCATTAGTTACCTCGAGTACTGGATAGTGTTAAGGAAGTTGGCTTGCTGTTTTGCTATTTCTTCCGCAAGGCGGACGGTGTAAAGCTGAAAAATATATTTGGCAGCATTGGTAGATGCGCCAGCAGATACTGGTTGATCCATTGCATCCGCAGATACGGATGTAGAAATCACTTTGCCTGGATCAACGGTTGAGAGTAAACGATACATAGCACCAAGGCGTACCACATCTTCACAAGAAGATGGTAATCCGCTTGCTGTTAGATCTTGGTTATCGGTAATTACTGTTGGAAACTTTGTGTATTGAACTCTAACGTCAGCACCAGACATTGGTGCTTCGTTTAGAATTAAAGCTTGTTTTGTTGTTCCGCTATCTAAATAGTTTGTGTCTAATCTCCAGCGTTTGATTAAAGCCCAGACTCCAGTTGAGTCTGGCAGTTCCCATGAGACCCCAGTTACATCTACCAAAGCGTCTGGCATAACGTAGGAGTAATCACTACCGTTAAATGTAAATGTTTCATTGGCAATAACAGGAAAGTTCATTCCCTTTATTGTGTCAAGGATTGCATTTTTAATTTGAAACTTGGGAAATATTGGATTGTTTCTTATAACAGAACCAGATACATGGCTTGTTGCTGTAGTTCCACGCCAACCACGACCAGATGGATTTCCAGAAGTACCAAGAATTTGGATCGTTCCACTTGCTGCAACAGATTTTTTTACATAAAGAAGTTCATCATTAATTTCCACGATTCCTTTACTAAGAGCTGTTGCATCATCTACAATTATGACAAGGTCATCGGAATCAATCGTATTTGTTGAAATAGTGACAGACTCTTGGTTTCTTACGTATGAACTTATTTCACCAAGTGTACGTTCTGTTAATTGTGTTAACGTAGCCATTATGCTTTAACCGCCTTTCCAACTTTATCAGCCAATCGAACGGCTTTATTAATATCTTTAATTCTGGTTGATGCTGGCTGTATGCCATTCTTTCTAGCTTCTCTGTAAGCATTTAATTCTTTATTAGCAAGCTTTGATGCTGCATTAGCAAGTGGATCTGTAATACTAAAATTGGCAGCCCTAGCACACTCGCCCCAGTTTTCATGGTCTTGGGTTTTACATCCCGATCTACAATTAGACATTGAAAATATAATCTCCATATCCTGCAGCTGTTAGTTCTGATGCCTCTGCATCTGTTATTACATTGTCATAACCACCGCGTAATACACGTTGGTATGTTTCTAAATCTGAATCTTGTGGAACAACTATTGTTTTCCAAACTCCACCAGATTTAACAACGGTCTTACCGATAGGATAAGAAACAAACCATAGGTCGTACTCACGACCAGGTCTGTATTTATATGTTGGTCCACGAAATACCTTTGCCATTACCACTTCACCTTGTCTGCCCAATAGGCTGCTGACATAACACCCTTGTTGATGTTCTTGGCATGACGCGCTTTGAAACTTTGCCTACGCTGTTTATACTTTTTGGTCTCACCTGATTTCTCTGGTGAACCTGAAACCCCTTGTTGACCAAAACGAATAGTCTTTATTTGTGAGCCAGATTTAGCTACAACAATATGAGACTTCTTTGGATGCGTCGGTGTAGCCTTTGGCTTATTAAAGCCAGATACACCTGCTCGCTTTAGTCTAGGATCCATTTACTTCTTCTTTACTTTAGGTTTCTTAACGCCTGGTTTCTTCATGCCAGCCTCGCTCATAGCAATAGCAATTGCTTGTTTGCGATTCTTAACTACTGGTCCGCCCTTGCCTGAGTGAAGGGTTCCAGTTTTAAACTCATGTAAGACCTTTTGAACTTTAGTCTTTTTCATTACTTCTTCTTTTTCAACTTAGGCTTCTTAACGCCCATCTTTTTCTTACCGTATTCAACTTCTCTTTCCATTTTGCCTTCAGTCTTTTCATGCTTCATAGAAGCCTTCTTAGCTAAAGCAATTCCCTTTTTAGTATATGGAAACTTCTTACCTTCTACCATTGGCATATCTATCTTCTTTCTTTTAGTAGGTAAAGAGGGGCTGTTTCCAGCCCCTCTTCGCCAAATTAAGACGCGATGCTTGACTTGGTCTTGATAACGTAACGTGCTTCTGTACGGAATACGTTCCATCCAAGAAGACCTTTCCAACCCGCTGGGCGGAAACGCATCAACTTATCTGTAACTGGACCGATAACTGTCTTTGGCTCGTATGAAACAGCCTCAATAAGAGCCTGCTTGCCAAGAAGAACAGTTCCGTAAACCTTTGAAGTACCTGAACCAGATAGTGCTTCTGCACGAGGAGTCTCGATATAGCGAACCTGATCGAAAATTCCGATCTCGCCAGACCATAGGTTACCTACACCAGCTTCGGTGTAAGTGTGTGGAAGCTGCCATACAGCAGATCCTGAAGACTGTGCTTCTGAACGAAGATCGTAAGAAACATCTGGGTGGATTAGTGCGGTGTATAGACCACCATCACGAGGTTGTACGTTTGCACCACGTAGCTTTGCTACACCACGGCGAGCAAGTGCTGCTGTGATATAAGGTGCTGAAGTAGATGAAGATACATCTTGTCCGTTAAGTACTGACTCATCGGCTGAAGATGTTCCTGTGTAGCGACCTGTTGCAAGACCTGTGAGCTTAGCCCATACAAGTGAATCTAGTGAGTCACGCATGTTGAATGACAACATGTCTGCAACTGCTGGGTCGATTGCTGATAGAGACTCAAGAGCAAGACGCTCAGTAGTAATTACAGCATTACCGTATTCGTTAACAGTAACATTAACTTTATTGGTGTTGCTTAGTTCTACTGCATCTGGATCTTGTGTTTGTGTTAGTGCTGATGTAGCACGTGATAGATCTGTGTAGACTTGAAATACAACAGTGTTACCTGGGTTTGTCACATCGACAGGACGCTTGTCCGCAAACTTGCGGAACATTGGTTCTGAGCGAAGGGAAAACTCAATGTACTTGTCATACGCAGTCTGGATCAAGTTCGACATCGTTGATGTCGTTGTTGACGTAGCTGGTGTTATTGGCACGTTTAATTCCTTCTATTAGGGTTGATTTGGGTTAATCAGTTTCTTAAGAATTGTGTTAGTTCCTCTGGTGATGATGCGTTAGCAATCAAAGAGGCTATATCTCGACCCACTGATGGGTCGACATCACCATTCTCAAAATCTGACATTTGCTCAAATGCTTGAGCATCAGGATCTGGTTCTCCAGATTCTGATTCATCAACGGCAGTAATGCCAAAAGCATCGCCGTATTCATTTAACCATTCAGCTACTGCTTCCTCGTCGGCTTCAATATCCGATGGAATAAATGCTGCGATTCTTGGATTAAGTCCAAAACTTTCTAGTACTTCTCCAACTGCTGCTTCATGATTGTAGGTTTGAAACTCCTCAATAATAGATTCTCTTTCCTTAAGTTGCTTGGAAAGTACATCTACTTGCTTGCGAAGTTTCTTGACTAAATCAGTTCCACTATAGTCATCGTCGTCTTCGAACGTTTCGTACTCGTTATATTCTGCCATTGCTTTTCTCCCTATTGTTAGTTGGACCCTCATCGGGTTTGCACCGCACGTACTCATTACCAGGGGAAGTAATTTGTAGACGCGATGACTGCCAGACTGATACACGTTACCTGGGCTGGTCGATCAGGAACGGAACCTATTTATATTTCAGACTTTGGAGAAACTCTTCCAAGTGAAGTCTTATCAATTGCACTCTTCTGTGCGAACAGTGCTCTCTCTTTAGAAGCTAGTCTCTTCTTTTTCATTGTGACATCTGTTCCACCAGCAAGTGCTAGTTCTTCACGAGCAAGATCTTGCTCGTCAGTTGTCTCACCATAAAGACCTGTAAGTCGGCGGTAATCTTTCTGTTGCGCTGCTGCAGTCTGGAATGCAGACTCTGCCTGACCCGCCTTACCTGCTTTATAAATTTCTTCAGCAAATGCTTTATCAGACATTTGACCTGCACGAAGTGCAGCTCCACCAATTTCTGCAGATGTATACATCTTCTTGGCTTCTTCAGTTGTGTATTTAAATCTAGAATCAATAAGATTAATTGCTCTGTCTTTATCAAGAAGATATGCTGTTAAATCTTCATTGGTTAATCCATAGTAATCTTTAAGTGCTGTCTTAATGTTCTCATCAGCATTATTTAAAGCATTCTTTGCTATGTTTACTCGGTCAGTTAATTCTCCAACGCTTACACCCATAGCAATAAAATTTGTAAAATCTTCTTGTTGGTCATAAAAACCAGTAGGAAGACCTGCTTCTTTAAGGATTTCCTCATAGGCTTTTTCGGTTTGGATGTACTCATATGGTTGCAAAAGCCTGTCTCCAGGGCGACCCTTGCCTTCAGCCATGCGTTTTTTAATTATTTCATTAGCTGCAAAACGAGTCTTATAAGCATCGCTATTATAGATACTATTAAGAACTTGAGCATCAGTTGGCATAATATTCTCTTCATAAACTTTATCAATAGTTGACATAAGGGAATCAATATATGCTTGACCTAGACCAGTATTTTCAAACATCTTCATTACTGAATCACGAGCACCAAAATCTTTATATGATTCAATTAAAGATCCTTGAGTTCCATCAGACATTACTTGATAAACTTCAACTACTCCGCCAGTTTTACGTACAGTCTTTTGACCAACCACTTTTGGTTTAGCAGCTTCAGCTGCTGCTGCAGCCTGCATGGCTGCAATTTGTTTTGTTAACTCTGCAATTTGATCTTGAACTCCTGCAGTCGCTGCAGTGGTTGGATCAACAAAAGTTGGTGTTTGTCCACCAGTATCTGGTTTCTGTTGATCCTCTGGTGGTTCTTCTGATGCAACTTTCTTTTGTCCAGTTAGCGGATCTATGTCTGGATTAGCAGCAAAATATGCTGCTGCCTGTCCTGCTAAACGTGCAGTTGTAGTAGCCTCTGCCATTGAATAACCTTGTGCCAACATTGAATTACCAGCAGCATTAGCTTCTGCTCCGCCAATAGCAGAGTTAGACATAAAGTTTTCTGTAATATCTTTTGTTGGTTGTTTATCTACAACTGGAGCAGTTGCTTCTTTGTATACTTCTTGAAACGCTCCGTAAGAATTATAAAAATCATCTGGTCTCATGCTAGGTACCCATGATCTCTAAGAATTGTTGCAGCAATACCTGTCTTTTCTTCTTTGGCTATTTGAGTAAAGTCAAAGTCTTTGCTACGACGAGCTAATTTTTTGGCACCATAAAGATTCATAGGGACTATGTTTCCTTTTTCGTCTGTATAATTAAGAGCTTGTTGCACAACATCGTTATTAAGATCTAGTGATTTAGGATCAATTTCTAAAGTATTCGCAATTGCGTTTAACCATGGATCTGCTGCTTGACGTAGCGTTTGCCCCCGCGATAGTGGATCTTTTAATCCAGGAAATAATGACATTGCACGTTTTTCTAGCTCATCATCAATGTCTTCTGGATTTAATGTTCCAGCAACCAATCCTTTAATTGACGCCTCGAACCATTTTTTAAATCCTTCATTTGATACAGTTGATGGATATCCATAGTCATATGCTCTGTCGTACAAAGCTTGAGCCATAGTCTCAAGCTTTCCATCAAGGTCATAGATAACCTTGCCATTGCTTTCAAAAGTATTTGTCTTATCAAACTTTATAGAATCAGCCATTAATTTTTGTAAATAAGATTTATCGTATCTAATAACTTTGCCATCTTGGATAACTGCTTGTTGCATCATTTGTTCTGCATATTGAATAGCTTGAGATGCGGTAATTGTTAAACCATTTTCTGCCCACATCTTAATAATTTCACTTGCATTTAATTGTAAGTCCGCAGCAAACTGACCAGGATTTGTCTGTTTAAAGAATGCATACTTACGTTGGGTATCTGTCTGGTTCTTATACCAAGCAGTACCCTGAATAATTTGTGTTTGTAATTCTGGATCGGTGATCATGGTTCCACTGCCGTCGAGACCAAGGATTCTATTTAAAGCATCTTGAAGACTCTTATCTGAATTAAGAACCGCAGCAGCCACACCAAACTTGGCAGCAAGTTGGGCTGGAGAAAATTTATCTAGTTGAGTTCCACCTGTAGATGAAATACCAGAAGTTATAACTGAGGTGCTGCCAGGGGCATAACTAGTTGTTGTTCCACTATTTGAAGATGTAGTGCCAGATGTAGTAACTATTGGTTTAGAAGTAGATATTTTGCTTGGAATAACAAGAGTTGCACCAGCCCTAATTAAATTAGGATTAGTGATAGATGGATTGGCATCCATAATCTTTTTAACTGTTGTGTCATTAGCTTTAGCAATAGCAGAAAGAGTGTCACCTTTTTTAATCTTATATGCCACTAGCTCACCACATTTCCAATAGAGTTTCTATCAGTTAATAAACTATTAATTATTTTTAATACATTCTTAGCAGCAAATGATTCTGCAAAGTCTGGTTGACTACGAGCAAAGTTGCGAGCAAACATAGTTGGATCAAATCCAGTTGTTTGAATCCCTTTAGTAGATGTTGAACCTAGTTCAAAACCTTCACCGCCAGGGGCAGTAGTTGTAGTTCCTTCAAATATAGATGGTTCTTTTGCAGCAGCAGCGTTCATCGCTGCTGTGGCTGCTGCTATTTCATTAGCAGATGCAGTACGACCAAGTTCTTCTTCCATAGTATCGGAAATAGTTTGAGCACCTGCAGATGGGCTGTATTGAGTTACACGCTCATCACGTTGTTTCTGAGTTCCGTATTTCTTAGTTGCTCCAGCGTAATCTGCTGGATCTAAAACATCTAAGTAATCTTCTGGGTTAGAACTTACTGCACCAATTGTTTGTGTCCAGTCAACTGCATCGCCCCACACTTTTTGTGCTGCTGATTTAGATACACCTCGTGCGGATAATTCTTTAACAAATTGTTCGTAACGTGCTTTATTGTTATTCTTAAGGAACTTAAACCAAGCTTTTGCTTCTTCTGCAGTAACTGAATCTTTTATTCCAGGTACTAAAACAGGTTTTGTTCTTGGAGTAAAGGTAGGTAATTCCGTGGTTAACATTACTGGTGGAGTGGTTGAACCTTGCTCATAAGCCTTAGTTCCTGGTACAAGACTTTCACCGTTAGGACCATATCTTAATTCAGCCATTATCTAACCACCAAGTCTGTACTTAATTGAGGCATGTTTTCAAACCACCTTGCTGAGAATGTATCAAAATCATCTCCTGCTACTTGTAGGAAATCAAAGTGCCATTGAGACAATTGAACCCTTAGATCTCTTTCACGACCTGGGTCATTCATGACCAAGTCGTATTCTTTTTTCCATTGCTTGATCTGCTGTAAATAGAAAGAAATTTCATTCCACTTATTAGTTTGTTTACCAGCATGGCTCATCCATTTTTGGTTAGAAACAATCTCTTCTATTACTGGAACAGTAACGTTCCAAAAGTCTTTTTGACCCTGAGAACGCTCATCAGCCCAACCTTTAAACTCGCCACTTATGCGCTGTACCTGTTCATTAAAGTATGCCTGCATACCACTAGATTCGTATCTAGCTTCTGAGGTAGAACGGATACCGTATTGATACATCATGGCATCTCTCCATTTAGAAAGCTTGTCATACTCATACCAACCACGTCTTGCCTCAACACTATTTCGTACTTCTTCAGCACTCTTTTGTTGAGTCAATGGTGAGTTATATCCACCAGGAAAATTTAACTTCTTATATATCGCAGCAACTTCGGTGGAGTATTCATCTGTTAAATCGCCATAACCAGTCGATAACATCTGAGCAAACTTGGTATCGTATCTGCCGATACTTTCTAATAACTCTGGGTTATTACGTATCATCTTAATATCAGATAGGTTTGCTGCTACTCCTGCTATGTTCTTTCGGTTAGACCCAATAAATGCTAGACCGTCAACACCAAAGTCTTGAACAAATCGGTCTTGAGCCTTATCGTAATCACCATTAAATTGCTCTACTAGGTTGCTGTAATATTGAGTTGCAGCCCTAGTTACTGGATCAAAGCTAACAGAAATTGGTGCAGAGAACTGGGTTATAGATCTAATAAATGCCATATTAGCTGCTGCCTTAGCAGCAGAATCCATATCAGGTGGATTACCTATACGACCATTACGATCCCATTCAGAGTATTGAACTCTAAACATCATGTTCACATCATCAGCAAAACGCTCACTCTTAAATCCAGGGAACTTACCTGCGTCTATCAAAGACTGTAAGTAACTTGGCATTATTGCATTTGCTGTAGTAAAGAAAGCGTTCTTTCCTTCAATTGGATAGCCACCATAAAGTAAACTATTCTCATAGAAGTCATCACCAAAAGTATTTCTTAAAGCTTCTGATATATCTTCGCCGTAAACTTTCCATAATCCACCTGGCGCATTAATACCATTCTTAACAAGTTCAGATAATGCAATTCCACCAAACCAAGATACGCTTGGATCAGCAACCATGAACTCCATTTGCTTTGGATTAAACTTTACTCCACCGCCACGAGGGTCAGTGAATGGTTTAAGTGCGTCCTTAATACCTTTTGGTAATTTATCGCCATAAGGGATTGGATATCTAACTGTTAACTTAGTACCCGCTGGGGCATCAGATGCCTTCTTGTAGGTATTACCTTCTTCATCTTCATATGATTCAAAGTTATCAAAGGCGTTAGCAATCGTGCTATACCAGTAGGCATTCATTGGGTTCTTTGCCATAAGGCGAAGAGCCACAGCCTGTGAGTTAAAGAATGCTAGAGGGAAAGACATTGCAAATCGTGCTGCATACATACCATTGCTTAGACGACGTGAGGAATACAAAGTTCTCTCTACACGATCTGTAGCTCTACGGTATGCAACCTGACGGAACTGGTTATTAACCACAGCATCCGATGGATCTATACCATTTCGTTGTGCTGCTGCAATAAGATCCTTCATCTCTTCTCTTACGTAAGTAAGGAAGAGTGGATTACGAACCATTCTATTTTCAGATGCTGCCAAAACTCTCCAAGCTGCATCAATTGCACCTTGAGTTTTAACAAGACCACGCTCTAAACCATTTAAATCTGATAGATCAATATTTGGTCCATCAATTTCAGGCAGAAGATCTGGTCTATTCTTTAACGCTGCAGTCATTTCATCAATGCTGACGTTTCTGTTTAAGATAATCTCACGAATGTTTGGATCTGGATACATCTTAAATAATTTATCTTGAGTTGCTGTAGCCCAGTTCAAGAAATCATCTTGACCCATTGGTTTGCCAGCACGAGATTCCATACGACGGCGATACTCAGCACCCTTGGTGTCTTTATATAGCCATCTAACAATTTCAATAGGTGAATCTCCACGGAACATCATTCCAAGTGGAAGATCTAACTCTTGACGAATCTGACGATTAGCAATATGGGTCAAAGCATTCATGTATGGCTTGACTTCGTTGCGCTTGATGGTTACAAATCGTGTGCCATCTGCTCTTAATTGTCTAGAAATTTGAGATTGTGACTGAGTGTTAATAAAGTTAGCAGCAGTATCCATTTCAGCAAGGTAAGCACTTGCTCCACGAATGTTTGGATCAGCCAAACCATCAATACTGTACTTCTTGCCACCGACTTCTAGGATTTCTTTGTCTTGTCCTAGGTATTTATAGTTCTGCAACTCTGCTCTGTGTGTAGCAGCAGCGGTAAGAGTATCTCTATGCTTCTTCATTAGGGAAGAAACACCATTTACCATGTCAGCACTGTTGGTTAATGCATCGTCTGCATCAACAAATTCTCTTTGAGCCAAAAACATTTGATAATCTGCGTTGTTTTTAGCAGCAGTAAGGTCTGCTTTATTAGTTTTAGATGAGTTACGAAGCGCAGCTTCGGCTTTTGCCTGTGCTGCTACTGCAGCATTAAGTTTTTTCTCTGCCTCATCAAAAGTTTTTTGAGCAGTTTCCCATCTTTCAACTACTGGCTTTAACTCAGCAGCAAGAATATCCATTTCTTTCTGTGCTTGCTTCTCTACTTTGCGAGCATGATTAGATGGAGACCCTGGTATAAACCTTTTTGCTGAATCTATACGCAAACTGTTGTTATGAACAAGGTTGACTACACCTGGAATTGCATTCTTAAGTAAACTTAGGTTACCAAGAGCCATACTTGCTCTAGCAAATGGATCAATTATTGAGTTCTTTGGGATATAAGCAAGGCGAATTAGGTTTAAATTGCTGAATGTTGCGTTTGCTAAATCCAAAAACTCACCAGTACCCATGAGACCCTTAGAAGCGACTGCTCCTCTTACCTCAGCTTGGGTGATTGGTGATCTTGCACCTAAAACTCTTTTAGAATTTAATATAACTTCTATTTCTAGTTTACGGAAATCAAGCATTGGTATGACTGATGCTTCGTTTGAAATAGAAAAGAAGTTGCTTACGTTAACTCCGCCATCTTCATCTGGAATAAAACCATTTTTAGTGGCATATTCCTTTATGGTTTGACGACGACCCTTAACTGCTTCATGCCAGCTAGTAATTAATTTAACTTGGTCAGCAGCGGTTCTAATATCTTGAACATCTCCAGCACCTGCAAACTTTGCAAGGCGAAGCATCACCTGCTGCTCAATGTAATCTAAGGCAATTGCACGTTGAGTATCATCTTGGGCGTTTAGGAACCTAGATACCATCTTGCGCTTAAAGTCAGTACCTTCTTGACCACGAAGAATTTGTAGTCGGTTAAGATCTGAAAGCACATCCATTGCTGATTCATACTTACGTGGGTTTGATATATTGATCATTCCCTGTGGGCGACCTGAGCCTACCCAAGCAATGGTACGGATAACACGATCATATGGAGATGATTGGTAAACCTGAGTTCTCCAACCATTACCACCATCTTTGCCAAATAACTTTAGATCACCAAACTTGGCTTCAAGTTTAATCTTTTCTTTAGCAAGTTTAACTGATTCAATCGCTGCAAACTTACCTGGCTTATAAGATGAGAACTGACCTACGTTAATATCATCTTTAAAACTATCTAGAGCGTATTTAAACTCTCTATCTCTTGCCTTCTTATCATCAATAAGTTGCTGATATCTAGGAGTTAACTTAGGATCAAGAGATTCTGTATGAATCTTAGATAGATCCGAAATTGGATCTATGTTATTCATTCCGTAGTTATCTAAATGGTCAGCCATTAAGGGTGACTTAGTGAAAAATCTTTGGAAAGCTAACTTGTCTCCACGCTCGGCTAATAGGTAATCAGCCATATCTCTGTGGTTGTCAATGCGAGCCATGATAGATGCAGAACGATTTGGGTTAGATCCGTTAGATACTAATGGATTAGCAATAATCTTGCTTACATCTTTAGTCTTAACTGCATCATCTACTAATTTAGATAGACCTGTAGGTGGTGGAGTTCCATCATTACGAACACCCCAAGCAACAGCTTCTTCTAAATTCTTTTTAAATAAATCTTGATCAGCCTTGGTTACTATCTTTTCAGAACCAAGTGCTGTGGTCTTAGCTGCTTTAACAGCACTGCCAACACCTTTAGATCCAAGTAAAGCAAGTGCTAAATCTGTGCTACCAGATGCAACCCATCCAAAAAACTCATTCTTATATGCTTGGTTTCTTTGTCTGTCGTCAAAGACGTCAAAGTCTTTGTCCATAAATGTTGGTGTAATCTGGTCTGGAAGAAAGTTTCCAATTAATTGACCAGTTTGTGTAGCAAGTGCTTGACCCATTGAAATCTTTTTAGCTTGCTCTCTGGCAAACCTAAAGCTTTGCACAAATCCTTGTGTCTTACCTTGGCGTGATGCTTCTGCTGCCAAGAAAGGAGTTGCTACTGTTTGAGTAACGGCACTAACCGCACCGCCAACTGCATTCATTAAATTAAGAGCAGGGTTAACTAAGAATCTAAATGGACTATTTAATCCTTTTTCAACTGCGCCAGCAATGCCAGCACCAACTTTTTGTTCTACCCTACCTACAGCAGTTTTATCTAATTGTTCTTTCTTAAATTCATTAACTCTGCTTAAAGGGTTAGGAGTTGAAGTTGTGCCTGTTTCAGCTCTCCAGTCATCCCATATTCCCATTCGGATTAATTTCCCTTCCAGCAGTTAATTCTTCTAATAGTGCATAACGATCATCATCTGATTCAAAATCAAATCGTGCTAGATCCCAAGCAACTGGTGCTAATTCAAAACCAAGATACTCAAGATTCTCTTCAAACTTTTTAAATATTTTCATCTATTTGGCTTTTTAGATATTTAGTAAATGCCTTCATGGTTCCAGTTGAATTAGGTGAATCAGCAAATGCCTGCATCAACGGAAGGTATTTAGATATCATAGATAGATCAGCAACTTGTGTATCTGCTGGATTCTGTATACCAAGTATTTCTCTACCTGGACCAGGACCAGCATCAACGCCAGCAGTAACAAACTCGTTTGGTCTGCGGGTTTCTGCACCTAATGGAACGATATCCGCTAAAAGATTTTTAGCTTTAGCCATAGGTGCAGCGTTTTGTTCCGCTTGAAATCTTTGTTGCTCGCCATATGCTGCATCTGGTAATTGCATCGCTCCTTGTGATGGTGGCAAGTCACTTCGATTAGACATTGCTCCAGGCATAGGAACAGCAGCAGGATTAACCATTGACATAAGTTACCTACTTCTTTTTAGGGCGATATGGAATAGGACCTGTATAACCACCAGCAGGAACTTTGCCTTTTGATGGAATGTTGATTGATGTATTTCTATAGATCTTTTTTGGATCCTTAATTTTCTTATTAGCAGCCATCAACTCTGAAAGACTTACGCCAGACTTCTTAGCAATACCAGATAATGTATCTCCAGCATTTACTTTGTAAGTAGACCCACCTGCTCCTACGCCAACAAATTTTCCTTGTCCAGTAATACGTGGTTGATTACTACGAGCCTCTGGTCCTGGAGTTTTAGCAGAATTAATCTTTGCTTTCTTAGCACCTGCTGGTTCTTTTGTAAGAGCTTGTAATACTGGTTTGCCTAGCAAAGATGCAGCAGTAACTGCCATTCCAACTTTTCCTGTAACTGCTTTGCCTGCTAATCTAGCAGCACCTAGTGCTGCACCTTTAGCGGTAAATTTCTTTTTAGCAGAGGTTGTTGCTGCTTTAACCGCAACTGGACCTGCTTTAGGACGCACAGCAAGTTCTTTACTTGGAACATTTTGCTTAGATGACACAACTGTTGAAGGTACTTTAATTGGTGTCTGTTTTGGTTGACCCATTAAACCTTTAGTTAATAATACTTTATTACCGCTTGCTGCTTTAGCAGCTTTATTTTTTTCAACAATAGATTTGATTTGTTTATTATCAAACTTAAAATCAAGTTTTCCAGTCTTTGGATTAAATGAACCAGAACCAATTGGTTTAGCACCTGCTGGTACTTTAGACTTAACTGGACCTTGTGCTTTAACCGCTGTAGCAGCAGACTTGGCTGCTTTAGCAACAGGTGCTGCAGCTTTAGCTGCTACCTTTGCTCCTTTTTCTTGACGGAATAAAGCTTTGTTAAGTGCAGACTTAGGCTTAATACCTTCTTTAATAAGTCTATCGTAGATAGCTTTACCTTCTGCATTAAGTTCTTTACCCGCAGCAAAACCTTTTTTAACAACTGGTGCTTTAGTATTGTCGGCTACTGCTTTACTAACTTGACCAAATGTTTTTTTAGATTTAAATGCTTTACTTTCGCCTGGCTTAGCAGGAGCTTTAGCTTCTTTAATTTTCTTACCTGTCTTATCAACCTTGTAGCCTTGTGGCTTTGGCTCTGTTGCAGTTACTGCACTACGAACCTTACCTGCCTCAGTTACTTTAGGTGCTGGTTTTCCTGGAGCAGTTTTAGGTGCTCTGTCTTTAAACTTTGGATTAGAATCGTAATCTGCTTGAGTAGCTTTCTTGCCAGCATACTCACCAAACTCTGCACGCATTGCAGAACGAAATGCTTCGTTAGATGCAGCACGAGTACGCTTGTATTCTGCTGCTGCTTCTTTTGGAGTCATGTTGGTAGTTTTAATTTTATTACCTTTATCGTCGGTAATATATCTACCTTTAGCTTCTTGTGATACTTCGCTAAGAGCTTTTTTGTCATCAGCAGAATATTTAATAAGAGGATTTTTATCTTTTAATCCTGCTTGTTTCTTTCCACTAAAAACTTTTTTAGCGTCTGTTCTGGCAGCCTTACGTGCCTGCCTGAATTTCTTTGGAGTCTTGGCTGCCATAGTTATCCTTTACTTATAAAATTTAATTACTTAAGTTTGTTTTTGTTGCCTTTGGTGCCTTTTGGTAAAACGCCTTGCTTTACCATTCCGCCACCTTTTACTGCTCCGCTATTCTTCTTACCCATGATTGCGCTTGAAGTTGGAGCCTTAGCTACTTTTCCTTGCTTTCCAAACATTTGTTTCTCCTTGTTATGCTGGTATTTGGCGAGTAACTCTCGCTGATAGATTTGGATTTCCTCCACCAGTAAGACCCGCAAGAAGTTCTTGCATTGCTGGTCTACCTTGTGGAATTTGTGGTGCTGGACCACCAGCCATTGCTTCTGCACCTATTGGTGCTTCTGGCATGCCTGGTTGTTGTTTTGGTGCTGGTTCTGGCTTAAATGCATTTGCTACCGCATCTTCAAGAGATACACCCTTTTTGCGATCATTAATAACGCTTGCCATTTTTTCAACAATCTTCATTGGATCTTGACCTTGTGCAACCATTTGTGGAATTGCTGCAGCCATTTGTGATACGGACGCTTTAAGTGAATCACGCATCTCTTCAATGTCAATTGCTCGCTCTTCTTCACCAGCATTTAGTGAGATAGGAAGGTTGCGACGCAACATTCCACGAGAGATTAACTTATCTCCTCGAGCTTGTAGACCCCATACCAATGCTCGGTTAGGATCTAAACCTGCCATTAAACCGTATTCAACGGTTACTCCATAGTTACCATTGATATCTGAACTTGGTTTATATTTTAATTTGTATGGAACTCCATTGGCTGTTGCAGATACTTCACGAGTTACATCAGAGAAGTATGCTTCATCGGTTGCAAAAGCAAACGAGATTGCTTGACCAATTGCTTCGCCAAGAATTGATTGATAAATTTTAACTTGTGAATCGTATCCAGCCATAAGTGCTTTAACACCTTGACCAGTAACGATTGAACCTTCTGATTGTCCTGCACGTGCTTGAGGAAAACGTGTTCCTAATTTCATTTCATCTGCTAAAACATTGTTCTCAGCAAAAGCAAATTGTGGTACGTCTAAATTAACCCTACGTATTTTTTCAGGACTGTTCGAACGAATGACCGAATCAGGACCAATGGATAAAGAAGTAACATCATTAGGAAGAGCAAGGGGAGCTTCAACAGATTTTTGAACAGCTTCCATAGTAAGAAGGGCAAGTCTTGCTTTCGCAGCATAGACTGGAAGAACGTCATCGAATTGACCTCTGGCTTCCCCATCAAGAGAAGGGCGTTGAGCAATCGCAATTGGGACAATGCCTGTTTTGTTTGGCGTTGTTGCAAGTACTAAACCTCCACGATCTGGAAGAAATAAAACTGTTTTATCTTTGTCTGTCCAACGTACAACTTGTAGCAATGAGTTTCCATCACCACGAGTGTATGTATTAGATTGCAAAATTTGATCAGCATATTCTGGAAAATGTGCTGCTAAGTCGCCAGCCTTACGATGATATAAACGAGCATAGATGTTTACAACACCAAAGCGATCCATATCAAAGTAAGCACCCATAGAGTTTTCTACATGGATGTGCGGTCTTTTATCTTTAAAGTTTGGTTCAACTCTCAAAGGAACAAAACCGTAAGTTGCTAACTGATCTGCGCCACGCAGTAGTTCCGTTCCAAGCCTAGATGCAGCTACGTAGTAGTTTGCAATCTTGGTACGCTTGTCAGCCTTAGAACGCTGGTTATCATCTAAAGATGAATCACCAGCAGCAGTAATGGTAGGAAGAACACCGACCTGTTCAGCAACGTCTCGTGCAACAACATCAATTAAATTGGCAATGATAGGACGTGACCAGACTCCTTCTGGGAATAACCCACGGAATACCTGATCTGCATTACCTGCTCTTACCAATGCAACCTCGCGCATGCGTTTATCGCGCTCGGAATTGCGAGCTTTTAATTGCTCAAATGCTTGTACAAGTTCTTTCATTAATGTCACAATCTCACTTTATGCTGCGCTGCAGCTAAGTCATCTAGGTTGATGATGTACCTTGATTCAATTTCTCCACGAGGAGTAAATTGATTCTTTAAAAAATTAGGTACATTGGTCGAAGTTAATAAAGTTTCTCTGGCTACAATTTCACAAAACCATAAAGCCATAACAGCATCCATCTTGAGTTTCTTACCTTGCACTCCTGGTTGCCATGTTACTAATTGCTCTATTAACTTTTTTACGTGTTCATTCTTTGAGCTATCTGGTAATTCAATTAAGTTATCGCCAGCATGCTTAAAGTTGTTCATGACACCATCCCGCTTGGTAATGGTGCCAAACAAAGGAGCGAGTGAGGCTACGCCGAACTCGGGATCCTGTTTATTATTTCCTGTGTAATGAGGTCTATAAGCTATACCTCGTGTCGACAGGAAGTTACGAATTTCTTCGTCTTGTGTAAGGAAAAGCTGAAAGGCATTTGATTCCACAATGACCACATGTGGTTTATACACATCGGTCCACTCCTTAATTAAAGAACGGATTGCTGCAGGTGTAGGGGCTGTCATGATGTGAACATCCATGACGTAGCGTTTATGTGTCCTGCGATCAACCGCATAGGCAACAGCAGCGGTATCACCAGACATTGCTGGGTCAATACCTATAACCTTATAAAAGTTCTCAGAGTTATTAGGATGTCCTGCTGCGCCTGCAACCAAAGCACCCGATTTTCTCATTCCATTGACTGCGCCTCTGACGCATGTCGGGTCGAAGATTGCATTCTCCGCAATATCGAGGTTCTGGTAAACCAAGGACCACTTAGCTGGTCCAGCCTCGTTACGGACCGCCGTTAGACGCGGTCCTGTCCATCGATCAAACATTCCAGCCTCATCTGGGGTGTCATCCTCAGTAAGGGGTTGTTCTGATTTTTCCCAGAGAGTTTTCCAATCCTCTGGCTTGTCTGCATATTCTAAGACTGCAGGCATGGACAAATATGACCAAGGGAGTACACCATCGGTGTAGTGGCTTGGATTTCTTAATTCTTTATATAGATCAACTGCGGAGACTCTGGTACCAACTACCAAGAGCTGACCGCCTCCTGGCGGTAGACGAGAGGCAACTTCCTGACGAATCCATTCTTGTTGCTTAGCCCACTCTGAAGCATTACTCAGAGTGACCACGTCATCTAAAACAATTAGATCGGCACGGTTACCATAAACCTGCCCGCCCATACCAATAGCTTCAATGGTTGGGTCTTTAGCATCGGAGTCTCTAGCATCTCCACCAAGATATACCTTGGTAGCCGACCACTGGTCGGCGGTTGCTTTATATCCATCGGTAGGACCAAAGGCGACCTGAAGGTCGGCGTACCGAGGATGCGTCAAGCGTTGCTTGATCGCATACAAAAACTTCTTTGCCTGTTCCTGTGTCTTGGATATAACCATGACGTTGATATTAGGATTCTTAACTACTCGATAAGTTACGTAGTTAATTGTGATGGTCATGGTCTTGGCATGGTTAGGTGGAACATTTACCAAGAGGCGGGATAGACCCGCCGATCCTTTTTCGTATACCATGGAGTCATGAACCCAACGAGGTTCTTTTCCTTCCAACATGTCAACTACGTTGAGCATGTGGGCTGGTACTTTAGTACCAAGGTACTTTTCAGAGAACTCTGCAAAATCAGATAAGTT